GCCAGAATCTTTATCTTTGATTCTTGTATACAGTTCAGCATCAAAGTGTTTGTTAATATGTTTACCAAACTTACCGGACCATTTAGTAGCGTCACTTCCTCCTGTGTTACTATTTTCTATTCCAAAGTTAATGTCGGTATAGTATCCTGCTTTTTCTTCTGCGACCACATTTGTGGTTAATAATAAAGCTATTAGGATTTTCTTCATTCTAATGAATTCATCTGTTCAATTCTTTCTAATCTAATTTTTTCAAAATCTAACTTTAACTCTTCAGGCGTCATGTTTTCATAATCTATTTCTGACTTTGTGATGTATTCGGATTTTGGTTTTTCACATAAGAAGTTACAACTTATCGTATATATTATTTGATACCATATTGTAACAAATGTTATGATACAGAACCAAAGTATTATCTTATTGAAAATGCGTTGCAATTTGACTTCTCCAATATAATTGATGCTACGTTTTATTTATTATAAAAAATTATATTGTTAATACTTAATTGTTATTTTGTCATAAAAATGTCATCATTCAACATTCTATGGACTTCAGTTTCTAATTGAGTAATAGTGCCATTATTTTCAATTGTATAATCAATGTGACATCCAACCCAATCAAATTCGGAAGAATGTATACCAAGGTCTTGCATTTTATATTTGGCAGATGCCCAGCGATAGTTTCTTTTAGTTCCTTTATTGAAAGTTACTGCATCGTCAAACCATTCTACTTCAGGTCCTCTGATTATTCTCACAATTTTACCACCTCGGGCATGAATCATTTCAATTTCATTGCGAAATCTAACATCAGTAACAACGGTGTTGGCGTCTTGAGCTCTTTTCATAAGAGAATGAACCCATATATCTTTATGGAAGACATTACGACAACCTTCTGTACCTAATAATTGTAAGGCATCTCTTGGTGTGAATTGGCGACCAAAGGCTTTTGACCAATAGTCATCGGGAAGTTCTCGCCAATTTCTGGACTCATCTGAATCGCCCTCAAGCAAACTTCTATCCCATGCAAATATTTCAGCACAAGCATCTTTTAATGGCTTAGCAAAACTGTCTTTGTTGTATCCTTGTTTTTGGATAATATCGCCAACAGTTCCTTTGCCAGACCCCATGAATCCGACAATGCCAATTAACATTATAGTTTACCTGTATATTTAGCAACAGAAGCCATATCGCCAGTAAAGGCATAAGTTCCAATATGTTGCGTTTTCATCCAAGGACATAACCAAATCTTACCGCCAATCTTTCGCCACATCTGGCAGAACATATAATCTTCTGATAGATATCGTTCAGTACCACCGCCAGTGTAACTATCTTTGGTGTCGATGATAGTATCAAAGTAAGCATGAATATATCTATCGCCATCGAAATGTTCTTGGCCAACATGGTCTGGTTTATATTTGATTTTAGGAAATTCTTCTTGCATCTTCTCGAACACTTTACGTTTAATCATCATGTGTCCTGTGCCAATTTCCATTACTTCAATTGGGTCGGTTACTGTAAATTGTTTAGTGCCTTTAACAACATTAAACACATATTCACCAACGAGTTTTGATAGTTCATTTACTGGCATATCAGGATGTTTTCTGGCTGCCTCAGCAATATTCTTCCAGTTCATTGACTTTTTAGGATAAGGTCCACCGACAATATCTTTATCTAGTGCTAATAAAGCAATGATATCTTGTGGTGTGAAATGAACATCTGCATCAATAAACATCATGTGTGTATATCCTGACCTTAAGAATTCATCTGCAAGGTAGTTTCTAGCACGAGTGATTAAAGATTCGTTGAATAGAAAAGAAAACTTAACTTCGATTCCATATTTCATCATTTGGGTTTGCAGGTCAAGAGCAGCTTTGGTATAAAGACCAAAACATTGTCCGCCATACATTGGTGTTGCTATAAAAAGTTTACACTTTTTTAATTCGTCTACATTAATTTTGAGTTCCATAATATATCCATTAGAGTTAAATAAAAAAAAGGAGCAATATTATTTATATCGCTCCAATTTTAAGTCAAAGCTATACTCTAAGCGAAAGCTTTTTCGCCACGAAGGCGTAAATACTCAACACCGGCAGCAACAACTTTTTTAGTTGGTGTACCCATGCGATAGAATGTAACTTTCTTTCCATTTACCGTTTTGGCATTCGTGTAAATAGCATGACCTTCTTTGCGAAGTTCATCTACTCGGGCTGCAACATTTTTAATACCGAATGTTGATTTAGCCTTAGCTACGGTTAACGTATTGTAACCTGTTGGTTTTGAAAGGTAACCTAAGATTTTAGCTTTACCTGATTTTGATACTCTAGTCATAAAAAACTCCATGATGTATTTGATTGCATTACAAAAAACAATCAAGCGTGCAATCTTTCACTTGATTGTATAATTATATCAGAAACCTAGACTTAATGAGGCAAACTTAGTTACTATTGCCTTCTTCTTCAATCATATCTCGAAGTTTATCTTCATCCACAACTGCATTTTCCAGTGTTGTGGTCATTTCATCTAAAGCTTCTGTTGTTTGACCATCTAAGATATCATCTCCAGCATCGACCTTTGTGTAAAGGTCAAGGAAAGAAATCTTAGTTTCATCGTCAAATCTATTTAAACATAATTCTAAAGCTTTGGTTTTCTCACCGAAGATACTTAAGGTCTCAACAATCTGAACCAATCTTCTAGTTGAGATAACTTCATCACAACCGCCTTCAGCGAAAGTTCTTCTAATCGCATCAGCCCAAGTAACAAGTTTAGAGGCAAAGTCATCATCAGTCAAACCATTTTTAGCAAGTTCTCCAATGATAATCTTTTTCTCAACAGCAGCAGGTGGCCATTCTTGTTCATAAGTATTTCTAAATCTTTCTAAGAAAGCCTCATTAAGAATGTTTGTAAACATATAACGGCCGTCATCAGAACCTTTACCTTTTGTATTCGCAGTGGCGAAGACCGTGAACCCAGGAGAGGGAGCAACCAATTCGCCTTTTTTCTTAAGCAAAAATGGTTTACCTTCTAGCACACGTTGAAGACATGAAAGATTCTGAGCGCCGTAATCAATTTCATCAATACATAATACCGCACCTTGTCTAGCAGCAGTAGTAACAGGACCATCTCTCCATTCCATCTGACCATTGATTAACACATAGTTACCAAGTAGGTCTGATTCGTCAGTCTCAGGAGTCATTGAAACGATTACACACTTACGCTTTAATTTAGCACAAGCTTGTTCAATAGACATCGTTTTACCATTACCAGAATGGCCTGAAACGAACACAGGAAAGAATTTACCTGATTTAATAATTGCAACAATATCTGGAAAGTTACCGAACGGCACATAATTATCATAAACATCTGGCACTAAATTTGTAATAGCAAGTTCAGTCGTAACATTTGAGATACGAGTTCCTGAATCTTCTAACACAATTTTTGTAGGCACAAAAGGAATAATTTTTGCAGAGGAAACTTTCAATCGAGCTCCGCCTGGTTGTAAGGCAATTAAAATATCTTGTGGCACTTTATACAGGCCTCTAGATAATTTATTTTCATCCTTCTTTGTAAACCAACCGAAACTTTTTAGACCAACTTCTTGGCCAAGTTTGTTTATTTCTGTTCTCGAAACCGAATCTTTCCCGGTCTCTTTGAGCTTCTCAAGAAACTCTTTTCGTATCACATTTAAATCACTCATAATATACTTTCTCCTTATTTCACGCAGCGGTTTTTCACTGTTATTACTTAATTTCTACAACCATTATAACACAATTGGACCAAAAGTCAAGCACTTTCGAGCTTTTATTTCAGTCATTTAGGCAGCAATCTTATCAATAAATTTGCCAACCAGAACTCTATTCACAACTTTTGTTTTATTCACTTTCATAAATGCAGTCTTCAGTTTAGATGCCGTAACTTTTCCAGTTACCTCAACTTCAAGGTCAGGAGCATTTAAGTCTTTGCCTCCAAGAATCAAGTAGAAATCATCATACTGTGGTTTTTTAGAAACCAATAATTTTTCTTTTCTGAATATTCTAACAATCTCTCTGTGATATTCCCATTTTCCATAACCCATTTCACCCACTGCGACTCCATCTTCATTTATATATTGTCTCCAAACCGCATCTTTAACTTCTCTAGCTTGAGGAGAAACAATATAAAAACCAATAATTTTAGAACCAGTAAACTTTTTATACCAAGCCATAGTTTGTTGGAATATTTCATTCGTGTAAGTTGTTTTAATCTTGGCTGTAAATCTTATTGAATCATCTTTAAGAATTACATTTTCATCAGTAGGATTAATTCTAGCATTATGTAAATGCTCTGTTTGTTTATCCATAGGAACCAATCCGTTTTCATCACGTTCACGTGAATCTTTACCAAATTTAAAGTAGTCGTGACAATAATCAGCGTCACCATCATGAATGATTACCAAATTAACAATATCAAGACCTCTAGAAGCTTTGAACTCATTAGTATATTTACCAAGAGCAACCAATGCTTGAGTCAATGGAGTATTTGTTAATCTTTCAGACCTAGGAGCCTGAGGTCTATTCATAGAACTATATCTAATAGAATGGTCATATGATTTAGCTAACAGTAACATATTTTGAACTGCTTTTGTGTATTCTGCTTTATTCATATTTGAATTAAGATATTCTCTTAATACCACATTCTCAAGTTTTAAATCACCTTTTTTAGATTCGAATGAATCAGGTATTGATTGTTTATTTGATTCATCATCAACATCTCTATCAATATACCATGTTGAACTAGTATCCGAAAATGTTTGAACTGTAAATGGAATATTTACCTTTCTACAAAAACTTGCAAGTATTAAAACTTGCTCAATAGCACCTGATATATTATCCCACATTGAACCAGAATAATCTAATAACAGAATTAGTCCGTGAGATTTCCCTTTAGGAATAATCATCATTTTTTTGAAAATGTCATCATTGAATTTATAAGAAGCCAGTTTGTTAATATCTAAATCGCCAGTGCTTGCTGTTCTTCTTTTGCCATAAACTTTGGCGGCTTTCTTCATTTCAAATTCTTTAGCAAGTAAAGCTACAAACTTATCATTCTTCTTTTTGAATTCTGTATAATTACTTTCTTTAAAAGTCTTCTCAAAGTATCCTTGTCTTTCTTGTTCAGCAAAAGCTTCAGTCAATAATTCCTGAACTCTTTTAGCTGGAGTAATAATATTCTTTAAGATTGGTTTAGGAAAAGTAACATAAACATATTCTTTACATTTTTCGTCAACTAATGTATTTTCATTTTCTCTATAAGCTTCATCAGTTAGACATCTTGGTTCGTTGATATCAATTTCTTCTTCTTCATATCCTGAATCTTTCTCACGATTGATTATCTGAGTTTCGCCATCTTCTTCTGTATCTTCAGCTTCATCTTCTCGTTCTTGGTCTGAGTCTGATTTATTCTCATTTTCATTTTCATTTTCTTCTTCGGAATCATCGCCAGAAGAGTTAGTTTCATAATCATCAGGACCAGTTTCGTCACCATCGGGGTCTTCATAGAATTGTTCTTGTTGAGACATCATTTCATCTTCATATTCTAATTGTTCTTCAGTTGAATACGCATATACATCATTCGTAACTTGAACAACATCTGCCCATGATTCTGTATTTTTAACTCTATCTAATAATTTAGATTCTTCTTCATTAAAATCAAGAGGCATAGTATATTGTGATTTAGTGAAAAGATTTAGTCTGTCGATAAAAGCTAATTTGTTAGCATCTCTACCTTTAAGACCAAAGAAATCTTTTTCTCTTAAATCAGCATACGCTGTGTTGAATGATTTTTTTAGACCTGGATATTTTCTTTGTACACGCTTTTCAATTCTTGCATCTTCAATCACATTCAAAAAGTTTTTATAATTCTTACCTTTATTATTGATTGTGACAGCATCATGCCATCCTTCAGCTGGTGTATACAGAGCATGTCCAACTTCATGTCCGCAAAGCAAGTCATAAGTTGTACCAACCATATCAGTCCAGATTGGAAGATATAGAATTCTGTTTTTAGGGTCGAACTTTGCAGTAGAAATTTTCTGATGTTCGATTGTTAGATTTTCATTAGCCATCAGTTTTGCTAACTGAGACTTCTGTTCTTGTAGTACTAAATTGTCTTCTTTTTTCACTATCATGTAATCCATTATACAGATTTCCATGCAAAAGTCAAGCACTTTCGAGCTTTTCTTTTTGATTTAATGATAAGTTTTACTTATTAAAGAACTCAATAAGTGGAGCGGAGATTAGGATTCGCACCTAAAGAATTGACTGGACGCCACTTCTGTTCTACTACTTCTCCGCAAAAATTGGAGCGGTGTGTCAGATTCGCACTGACTGATTAAACGGGAAGAATAATCTGTTCTATTAACCCACCGCAATTAAGTAACCATTATACATGTTTGACGGCCTATGTCAAGCATTATATTCATTATTACCGACCAACTTGGTCTAGATAATAATCTTTAGTTTCTTCCCACGATAACACGGTTAAGTTATCGTAGAATAATGTTTCTGTAGAAACTCGGTTTGATTCTTTTAAATTTCTAATTCTCTTTGTTGCATATCTTTCTTTCCATAAAGTTACCAGAGATTCAGTTGAAGTGTCAAATGATTTTACTAATTTATCTTCAGTGATATCCCCTCTTAAGAACTCGGCTGAATTATTGTATAAAGGAGAAAAGTATATACCTCTGGCATGAGCTGATTGGGTTAATATTTTATCCATTTTCATTTGTGAATAGGCAAACGATAGTGACCTATTCTTATGGTCTCTTTTGTGTGGTTGTCCACTTGGTTTCTTTGCAACATACCATTCAAAGTATTTTCTGGTATGGTTTTTCTTTATCCAATCATTAATTTTATTTCTGGTCACTCTTCTTGGTTCAAACTTAACTGAACCTGCAGTGAAACCCATTTTCTTCCAGTGTGTCAGTCTATCGTATTGTGATAGTCCATGAAGTTTCGCTTTGCCATATAAGGATGTAGTTGTGACGCCTATTAGCGTGTCACCATACAATTCTTTCCATAGTTTCTGTATCTTATCGTCTAAACATAATAATGCTAATAATTTACCACCTGTGTAGTTGTAACCTAAAGGTTGCAAAGGAACAATCGTAGAGCCAATCGCTGTATGATTAATCATTGAACCTTGTGTTTTAAGTTCTCTACTCCATCCAATAAAATTATCTCTAGGAGTTAAGTCTAGAAAGTCTGAAGAAATACAAATAACACCAAGATATTTTTTAGTTGGTTTGTCTCTAACAATGAAGTTAAGATTACGACCAATATTAGAATTGTTTTTCATTGTAGATGAGAATGTTCTAATCACATTCCAGAGTTCTGGTAAGTCTTCTTGTTTGTTTGCATATATGAGTTCAGGTTCTATCTTCATAAACTCGTCTAAATCTTGTGGATTCCAAACATTGTTTTTAACTTCTTCAATAGCTATTCGTTGTTTATCGTTGGCTAAAACTTTCTTCTCGCCTTCCCATAAATCATTGACTATAGTAAATGGATATTTTTCTTGTACTTCACACCATTTTTGATATAATGTATATTCTTTTACATCCATCTTTGATACAAATTCAAGGTCTATAATAGTCTCTTGTTTGATTTGTTCAAAGTCGGGGTCATCCATATCCTCTACAGGATTGGCGGCTAACCATTTATCCCACTGGACTTCTACATCATCTTTAGTATAATCTATTGCCATTTAAACTTCATTCCACTTAAAATTGTTTTTCTGTTTTCTAGTCGCAGTTTTCATCATTTTATTTTGTTTCTTCTTCGCTAAGGATAACACAAGAGGAGACACTTTTGCGGTAAACTTTATTCCGTTCATGTGGTCTAGTTCGTGTTGAAAACATCTCGCTACCATTCCGTCTAAATGTTCAACCACAGTCTTGCCATCTTCGTCTTGGTATTCAACATCAATTTCTTCATGTCTTTTTACATTTAAGATTAATCCAGGATAAGATAAACACCCCTCATTGAGTTTAATGTCATTTTGTCCGATTGCAACTATTTTAGGGTTAATACAAACCATCTCTAGACCTTGATGTGCAATTATAAACACTCTTGCTGGGACATTACATTGGTTGGCTGATAATCCAATACCACCAAACTTTCTCATGGTCATTTTCATTCTTGCTATTAACGTTCTCATATCTGAATTAGGTAAAGCTTCTTCATAATCAGATAGAGGTTCACTTAATAATGGAAGTTGGTCATCATACAAATCTAATGGTTCTTCTCTGATTTCTTTTACTTCTTCAGTTGGTGTTTCTTCAACTTCTGGTCCAAGGCCTTCTGCTGTATTATATGTAAACGTCACTCCGTCATCAGAGGTTATTGTTTTATCATCACTCATGTTTTTCTATCCTTGAAAAGTTCTTCACTTTACTGAATTTAATTATATTTTGAAATTTGTCTTGTAGTATATCGCCTTTATGTGATATCACAAAAATATTCACATCATCTAGTTCATGTAAAATCTTAAGTAACTCATCAACGCCCGTAGCGTCTAGTGATGAATCAAATGTTTCATCTAGTATGAGTAGATTGGTATTAGTAGAATTCTTTAGTCTAGCAACAGCACGCCAAGTTAGCATAAGTGCCATATCGATTCTTTGTTTTTCTCCTTGAGAGAAATTATTATATGTAAAGTCATCTCTGAATCTGGATTTAATTGATTCTTTAAATGATTCGTCAAGGGTAAAGTTTACAAAGAAATCTAGTTTAGCTAGATAACTATTTACTAATTTGTTTATTACAGGTAAGTATTGTTTTATAATTTTTGTTTTGATACCAGTGTCTTTAAGTAAAGCACTTGCTACCTCGAAGTATTCTTTATCATCAAGTAATGCTTTAAATTCAGTTTCTTTATCTTCAATCTCTTTTTTGAGTTCACTCAACTTCAGCTCTTCTATATCTGAAACTGTTTTTGTATCTTGTAATTCTTCTATACTTGTTTTGATTCGAGTGATGTATCTATTAATTTCGGTAATTGATGTTGTATTTGTTGCTGTCTTAATCTGTAATTCTTGTATCTCTATTTGTTTTCCTGATATGATATTGAGTTTATTCTGTTCTTCGGTTACTTTAGTATCGAGTTCAGTTAAACCATGGTCACAACCAGTAATCTTGCTGGTAAGAGTTACAATTTGTTCTGATTTAAATTCAGATTCAATTCCTTGCCTACATGTTGGACAATCATCATTGTGTTCAAAGAAATTAACATCTTTTTTATATTTCGATAGATTAGTTTCTATTTGAGATTCGAGATGGTGATATTGTTTTACTCGTTGTTCGATTTCGAGTCGGTTTGCAACAACCTTTTGAATTTCAACAACTTGTAATCCAATACTCTCAATTTCTTCAGTGAGATTGTTAATATTAGTTTCGTTGGTAGAAATATCTTGTTTGTACTCATCTATTTTGTCTTCATTATTTTGTTTTAAGTCGCCTATTCGTTTTTCTTCAAATTCATATTTCTGTTGTGTTAATTGAATGTTGTGTCTTTTGTCATTGAGTAAGTCTTTGTTATTACCCAATCGTTCTCTTGTAAGTTTATTCATTACTGAGAATATTTGTATATCTAATAGGTCTTCGATTATAGCACGTCTATCATTATTTGATAGTTGCATGAACGGAGTAAATGCAGCTGAACCTAATACCACTATTTGTGTAAATGATTTATAGTTCATTTTTAATATGAACTTCTCAAGTTGTTCTTGATAATCTCTTATAGCCGCATCTTGGTTTAATAATTCACCATCGATATAGATTTCAAATTTATTGGGTCTGATAGTGCGAACAATTCTATATGACTTATTGTTTGTATCAAACTCCACTTCCACTTCACAATTTTTACCATTAATCGAATTCGTAAGGTTGCCTTTTGGAATATTACGAAATGGTTTCCCAAATAACCCAAAGCACAAAGCATCAAGCAAAGTGGATTTGCCCGACCCATTAACACCAACAATTAATGTATTAATGTTCTTATCTAAATTAATTTCACTAAAGTGATTGCCAGTGGAAAGTAGGTTCTTCCATTTTACTTTTCTAAATATAATCAATCGGTTTCTTCCGTGTGTAAGGCTTCAACATATAATTCTCTCATTAATGTTTTAAGTTTTTCATTCTCAACATTGAGAGATAATCCATCAATATACTTGGACAATATGGTCATTGTATCTTCAGCTTGATTAATGATATCATCATCATTTAATATAAGGTCTTCATTGAAGTCTTCGACAATAGCTATATCAGCCGCTCCCGATTTATATAAGTTATCGGTTAAGTAATCAAACAAAAATGGATTCTGTTTGTGTAGCACAACCACTTTTACATAACTATCTTGGTATTGTTTAAAATCAAAACTTTTAAAGTCTTCAATGCCTTTATCTCTATCATCATAACTTATCTTATGAAATATTTCAAATGGGTTCTGTATAAACTCCAATTCTCTTGTGTTTGTATCGAAGATATGAAACCCTCTTGGGTCTTTATAGTCTGCCCATGTCATTTGACCTGGAGTTCCCACATAAAATATTTGGCCATCATCTGACTTGTGATGAAAGTGTCCAGATAAAACCATGTCATACTTGGATAAAAGTGATTTGTCGATACCTGTTTGTGAAACAGTGCCTTTGTCCATCTCAAATCCTTGTATCTCAAAATGTCCAAAACAGAGCTGTGACCGACTATTCCTTATTGATTCTTTTATATCCTCTTCGTTGTCATCACACAACCAAGGAACAATGTCTATTGGAATGCCGTCAAATTCCTTTGTGACAAACTCATCAAAGATTGTGATGTTGTCATATTCGTTTAGTAGTAATTGTGATGAATTAATTTCTAATGTATTACGATAGGTAATGTCATGATTACCTAGAATAGAATAAAACGTAATGTTGTTTTCTTTTAGTTTATTAAAGAAGTATCTGCGACATAAGAATAGGGAGTTGAAATTGATAAACTTTCGGCGGTCAAATAAGTCGCCCATTTGAAATACTGTATCAATATTATTTTCTTTCAGATACGGAAAGAATACTGTGCTATAAAACTTCTCATAATGTTTATGGAAGATAACAGAATCGCCACGCATACCGAAATGGCTGTCGCCTAATATACACATTTTCATAATCTAGTCTTCTTTTAGTTTTGCTATCTTATCTTTCAGCTGTAGTTTTTCTTGTTTCATTTTCACCATAAGTTCATCGGAAAGATATTTTGAATATGATTCTTTGATTTTGGCATCAAGGTCTTTATGTTTAGCTTCAAGATGTTTAATTTTATCTTCTATCAATTCCATTCTCCATAAACAAGTTTAACACTGTCATATTTTTCTTCCATGTCATAGTTGCACTCTTTCAAGAAACCTCCATAACCACATGATGATATTATACAAGAAAACATTATCAATAGAGGCAAATATTTAAGCATCTGGTGAAGCTGCAACATCTGGTTCGATAAACTTTTCTAGGCCTTTTATTTTCTCTTCTTTCTTTTTTCTTTTGGCTTCTTCAAAGTTAAATATAAACTCAGATATGTTTTCATAGAGTTCAAATTGTCTTGTATTTCCATCGCTGTCTTCTAACATCTCAAACTCATCTAAAATACCTATTTGCTCAGTAGCTTTATATTTGACATAAAGTTGTTTTTTCTCTCTAGTAATTCTTCGGAGAAAAGCATAATAGATAATTTGGGTAAAGTAAGCGAATGGATTCTTCGACTTTTCGGGGTTAAAGTTTCTAAAATACATCATACAATTCTCAATTCCATCGGCAATCATTTCATCTCTAAAAGAGTATGATGCGAAGTTGGGTTTGTGTGATAAATGTTCTGCAATCTTAAGAAAACACTCACCGATATAATTAGGAACTTGCGGTTGAATCTCTTTAGCTTTATCTGCAACGCCACATAACCGTTTATATTCAACCAGTCCTGCTAAAAAGTCTGCATTATTTACATAATGTTTTTGACGTTTCTTTGCTGTTGTTTTAGCAACAGTTTTCTTAACTTTCTTTTCTTTTGGCAATTCTTCTTCTTTTTTCATATTCATAATATACCTTTCATTCCAAGTTTGCCTTCATTACGCTTGACAAAGTGCTTGACAAGAGTTATGGTAGCGGTGTCCCGTTTAATTAATGAATGAATAGCTACTCCTTACCATCCTTTCTGAAACCCTAATTCATATGTTACTTTATCTAAAAGTGATAACACTCTTTTTCGATAACCAAATCCTAACATACCCATTTTTGTTCCATCTTCATAAGGAGGAGTTCTATTAAAGTTGGTGTATTGTTGCGAAGTTAAATCAATTATCTTTCCATCAGCGTCTACGCACCACCAATGATAGATGTTTTCATCATCTAAAGCTCGATTCAATTTTAATGTTTTAGTTCCAAATATTTTCTGTAAACAACCAGAGGCTGTGTGACAATGCCCAAACATTGGATTAGATTTGTTTCTTTCGACCCACTTCTTCGGTAACAAGTCTTCTGACAAATTATTATATATTGCTTCAGATACCATCTTCAAATTCAATTCATTATATTCTATTGTCATATTAATGTAGTTTACTTTTATCCTGGTTATTCATATTATTTAAATATTCATCCATCACTGAAGCGTCATCATCATAGTATTCATCAATTTCAGCTCTCGCCTGCATGTTGATATTGGCCTCTGCAGAATTCTGTGCTTGAGTTCTTAAATTGTAATCTTCAAGAAGTCCTTCTGAGTTATTAGCTTCAAGAGTTACAGTTTCGATTGCATTTAAATAATACTCGATTAGACTGTCTTTAGGGTTGGTAAAGGTAACAATCTCTCTGTTATTTAATGTAGCCATATTATCAGATATTATCTCAATTGGCAACCATGGGACCATCATCATTACCGAGCCTTTGGGTGAACGTCTCACCATAAGCACCATAGGTTTGTTTAGTATTGTTGATTCCGTATCAGAAGTGATATCGGCAATGACATCTTCGCCAGATTGAAGTCTCACTAATTTAATGTTTAGTTGATTATCCATTTTTCAGCTCGATGTTATAGAATTTATATTTAAATTTCTCGTCATCATATATTTTTAATCTTTCAATAAAATGCTTCAATGTAAAATTGGTAAATTTACCAATCCTAAAATCATCCACAATATCAAATAATGTTGCTGTTCTTTTGTCATCACCCACTCTAAGTCCTCGACCAATTGATTGTAAATTACGAATACGAGATTTACTTGGTGATGCAAAGATAATGTTATGTAAGTTCCTTATATTTATGCCTGTCGAGAAGGTGCCATATGATGCAACAATAATAGCATCTTTTTCTTTTTCTGTAATTCCTCGAATAGCTTCCCTTGTTTCAGTATCAGTTCCTCCAAATACAAAAAATACTTTTCGTTTTTTTGCATGGTCTTTTATGTTTGCATATAAAGCTTTACCGTGTTTCTCAACAAACTGAAATAATATAAGTGAATTGCCGTTAAGTGATAATGCTAAGTTTCTTATAAAATCATTTCGGGCATTGTTCTTAACAATAAAATCAATCTCTTGTTGATAATCCCATGTTTTGCATTGTTTACAAAGTGGTTCAGGATACTTTAACACTAAACACTTTATATTAAAATCAGATAAATGTTTCTTTGCAATTAAATCTGCAGTAGTTGTTGCACGATAAACAGGACCAAAAAGTCCTTCTAACACCAAACGATGTGTTTGTGTGCCGTCTAATGTGCCTGTTGTTCCTATTCTATATCTAGCATTTGTACAAGCAGACATAATTGTTGCCAGTGATTTAGCTTTAAATTGATGTGCCTCATCACCGAGTACAAAATCAAATTGTTCGAAGTAATCGGGCCCTAGCTTATAGATGGACTGCCACGTTGAAACTACAAATGGCGAAGGTATCTGTATCGTTTCAATCTGTTTTATTTTCATATTTTTTTCTCCCCACTGACCATCCACATAATATATTTAACGGCAAAAACAATTTATTTAT